TCTGGTACTTTATGACCAGAAGTCCGGTCAAGGTGGTGGTGACTGCGCCGACAAGCAGTCAGCTTTATGACGCGATGTTTGCGGAGCTAAAGAGGTGGATCAACGCGATGCCACTGCCCTTGCAGGGGCTGCTGACAGTCAAGCAGGAAAGGATTGAATTCAATGCCGCGCCGACTGAGATGTTCATAAGTGCCAGGACAAGCAGGGCAGAGCAGCCAGAGGCTTTGCAGGGGATTCACAGTGAGAATGTGATGCTGGTGGCCGATGAGGCTTCTGGTGTGCCAGAGCAAGTGTTCGAGGCGGCGGCTGGCTCGATGTCTGGGCATAACGCTGTGACGCTGCTTTTAGGGAATCCGGTGCGGTCTAGTGGGTTTTTCTATGACACTCACACGAGGCTCAGTGATGAGTGGACCACATTTCAGGTGGCATGTACCGACTCACCGAGGGTGAGTGATGAGTATGTCAAAGAGATGGCCATGCGCTATGGCGAGGACAGCAATGTCTATCGGATCAGGGTCATTGGTGAATTCCCCAAGGGTGATGACGACACTGTCATTGCGATGGATTTGCTGGAGAGCGCCTTGAATCGGGATGTGGCGCCAAGTGACTACGCGCCCATGATCTGGGGCTTGGATGTGGCGCGGTTTGGTAGTGACCGGTCAGCGCTTTGCAAAAGGCAGGGCAATGCGGTGACTGAGAGCATCAAGACTTGGAAGAACTTGGACCTGATGCAGCTGACTGGTGCGGTGGTGGCCGAGTACCAGGCACTGGCGCCAAGCCAGCAGCCCAAAGAGATATTGGTGGATAGCATTGGCCTCGGAGCTGGGGTGGTGGACAGATTGAGGGAGCTTGGCCTGCCGGCCAGAGGGATCAATGTCAGTGAAAGCCCAGCCATGGGTGGGACATACAGAAACTTGAAGGCAGAGCTTTGGTACAGGGCAAGGGCGTGGCTTGAGGCGCGGGACTGCAAGATGCCAAAGGATGATGTCTTGATCAGTGAGCTTGCCACAGTGCGGTACAGTTTCACCAGCAACGGCAAGATCGCCATTGAGGGGAAAGATGAGATCAGGCGGCGGGGGCTGCCAAGCCCTGACAAGGCCGATGCCTTTGTCCTGACATTTGCAAGTGATGCAATTGCGGGAATGTACGGCAGCAGTGGCTCAAGCAAATGGAGCCAGCCCCTGCGCAGAAACCTTGTGCGGGTTGCATAATTCGGGTATTGACAAACCAAAGGGGAAACCTATGAAGGCAATGAGTAAGGCGCAAAAGAAGGTCGGCTCTGTGATGAAAGAGTTTGGCTCTGGCAAGCTGCATAGCGGCAAGGGTGGTCCAGTGGTTAAGAATCCCAAGCAGGCCATTGCCATTGCAATGTCTGAGGCCAAGATGCCCATGCGCGGCCAGCGCACAGCAAAGAACAAGGCGAAAAAATAATGGCCACCATGCAGCGCACCATGAGCCAGGTCATGGACAGGGAAGAGGGCGAGGGCATGGAAGAGGGCGAAAACTGCCCCATGCCCACGCAAGACATCACGCTAAACCTAAAGAATCGAGCCAAGGCAATCACCAGCGCAGCCTATGGCCCTGAGAATCCCAAGCTGCCCAATGAGGCTTTTTGGCGCAAGAAGGCTGACCAATGGGATGTCAGCATGGATGACGCCAAGCAAAGCCTGTGCGGTAACTGCGCGGCTTTCAATGTGTCTGACAACATGAAGCAGTGCATTGCCCAAGGCATTGGCATGGAAGCTGACCCATGGGGAACAATCAAGCTGGCCGACCTTGGCTACTGTGAGATTTTTGACTTCAAATGCGCGGCCTCAAGAACTTGCGATGCGTGGGTGGTGGGTGGACCCAACACCGGCGAGCAAGAGGGTGAAGACTATGAAGAGGGAGAAGAGGAATGAAAGCTGGACTCTACGCCAATATCGCAGCCAAGCGCGAGCGCATAGCCGCTGGCAGCAAAGAGAAGATGAGAAAGCCTGGCGCTAAAGGCGCGCCAACAGCTGCTGACTTTAAGGCTGCGGCCAAGACTGCAAAGAAGCCAAAGAAATGAAGACCCCAGCTTGGCAGCGCAAAGAGGGCAAAAGCCCGTCAGGCGGCTTAAATGCCAAGGGCCGCGCCAGCGCGAAGGCCGAGGGCATGAACTTGAAAGCGCCGGTCAAGTCTGGCGATAATCCAAGGCGAGCCAGCTTCTTGGCGCGCATGGGCAACATGCCTGGTCCAGAATACAAGGCAGGCGAGCCGACACGGCTGCTGCTGTCACTCAAGGCATGGGGCGCAAGCTCCAAGGCTGACGCCAAGGCGAAGGCGGCCAACATTTCAGCCAGAAACAAAGCGAAAAAATGATCTGTCCAATTGTCATTGCCACTGTCAAGGGCCATGGTCTGGCGGTGCTGCTTGAGTCAATCAAGCAATATGCGCCAGAGTGTCCGGTCTACTTGCGTGGTCCAGAATCGGTCATTGAGCCATTCAATGCAGACCTAAAGATTTATGGCCAGCCAAGAAACTTTGGCGATGACTACAACGAGGTGATTGAGGCAGCACTCAAGGACTGGTCATCATGCATTGTGGCCAATGACGATATTGTGCTGACACCAAGCAGTGTGAAGGTGTTGATTGAGGATGTGGCCATTGTCAAGAGCATGAACAGTGTGAAGGCTGGTTGGGTGGCATCAAGAACTGATGCGGCTCGGCCTTGCCAGAATGTGCGCATCACTGAACGACCAGAGCGTTTGAACTTTTACAAATTCCCATCTGAGAATCACATCAAGATGGCCGAGGAAATCAGCCCGATCTTTGCATGGATATCAAGTGATGCATTTGGAGAGGCAAAATTCCCTCCTCTGAATTGGTACAGCGATGATGTGCATTGCAGGGACTTGATCGAAAAAGGTTACTCGCATTTTGTAAGCGCCAGCTATGTCCACCATATTGGCAGCAACACGATTGGTTTTGACGCCAATAAACTGCATGAGGCTGCGCTGCCATGGCTCAGAGAGAATCGACCAACTTATGCGAGTGCCTGGTTTGATTCTTAATCTAGGCTCCGGCAAAGCCTGGAATCCTGAGTATCTCAATGCAGATATTCAGTCCAGCAAGAATCCTGACTGGCTGGTGGATATCAGCAAAGTGAAGTGGGGCGATACGCTAGAGACGCGCTTTGGGCAGCTGGAAATTGTGCCAGGCATGTTTGAAACGATTTTGGCCAATGATGTGCTGGAACACATCCCCAATCTGGTGGATGCCATGACCAACTGCAAAGAGCTTTTGAAGGTGGGCGGCCAGATGCGCATTCATGTGCCTTATGACTTGAGCCTTGGGGCGTGGCAAGACCCGACCCATGTCAGAGCATTTAACGAGAATTCTTGGCGGTATTACACCGATTGGCACTGGTACTTGGGGTGGCCAGATCGGTTTGAATTGACAACACTGGAAATGCGTCTCTCAAAGGTGGGAGAAGCACTAGAATTGCCACAAGACGAAATCATCCGCACCCCAAGGGCTGTGGACTCCATGTATGTGGTTTTAACAAAGGTCAAGCCATGATTGAAAACATCACTGAAAACTTATCAACCGACATTGCAGCCACAGAGCCAATGGATGATGCAGAACTGCAATCCATCATCACGCAAGATTTGACCGATGCGGTGAGCTATGTGGACAGTGATTTGTCACCCACACGCGCAAAGGGTACTGAGTACTATCGCGGTGATTTATTCGGCAATGAGGTCGAAGGCAACAGTAAGGTGGTGGCCATGGAGGTGCGGGACACTGTCTCGGCCATGCTGCCAAGCCTGATGCGTGTGTTTTTTAATTCTGAGAATGTGGTCGAGTTTAGTCCCAGGGGACCCGAGGACATCAAGATGGCCCAACAGGCCACCGATTACGCTAATTACATTTTCCAAAACGACAATTCTGGGTTTTTAACGACCTACGCAATTTTCAAAGATGCGCTGGTGCGCAAATGCGGCATTGCCAAATTCTGGTGGGAAGATGAGGAGAAGGTCCGGATTGAGGAGTACACCGGCCTTGATGAGCAGACGCTACAGATGCTGATGCAAGAGCCTGGTGGTGAGGTCAAGATCATCACATCCTACCCAGACCCAGATGTCAACGAGGCGCAGCTGACAACAGTAGACCCCACGACTGGCGCGCCGATGGTTATGCCTGCACCAATGATCCATGATGTGCAGATCAAGCGTATCACAAAAGATGGCCGCATCAAGATCATGGCCGTGCCGCCAGAGGAGCTGCTGCTGGACAGACGCGCCAGATCGTTTGATGATGCGACCATTATTGCCCACCGGCAGATGGCCACTATGGCTGACTTGCTGGCCATGGGCTATGACCAAGATGAGATTGAAGAGAATCTGTCTTCAACCGACTTGGACAGCAATGATGAGTATTTGGCCCGTCAGCCACTGAGTACAACATTCGGCACAAATGACGCTGCCAATCCAATGATGCGCAGGGTCTTGTACATCGAGGCTTATTCTCGTGTTGACTATGATGGCGATGGCATTGCAGAGCTTAGAAAAGTCTGCTGCATGGGTGGCAGCTATAAGGTGGTGCGCAATCTGCCAGCGAGCTATATCCCTTTTGCTGACTTTCCCTGCGACCCAGAGCCACACACAAGCCCACTTGAGGCGATGTCGATTTTTGACATCACCCGTGACTTACAAGAGATCAAGTCTGAGATTCTCCGCAACACATTAGACAGCTTGGCCCAGAGCATTCACCCACGCACGGCGGTGGTCGAAGGCCAAGTCAACATCGATGATGTCTTGAACAACGAGACTGGCGCCATCATTCGGATGCGCGCGCCTGGCATGGTGCAGCCACTGACCACCCCGTTTGTGGGGCAGGCCGCATTCCCGATGATGGAATACATGGACCAGATCAAGGAAGACCGCACCGGCATGAGCAAGGCGGCCATGGGCCTGAATGCTGACGCATTGCAGTCAAGCACCAAGGCAGCTGTGGCAGCGACCATTTCAGCCAGCCAAGGCCGCATTGAGCTGACAGCGCGCATTTTGGCCGAGGGCATGAAAAAGCTATTCAAAGGCATTTTGTTCCTGGTCACAACGCACCAGGACAAGGCTCGCATGGTGCGGATGCGCAACGAGTGGGTGCAGATCGACCCACGATTCTGGGATGCTGGCATGGATGCCACGATCAACATTGCCCTTGGCAATGGCGACACCAACGAGAAACTGCAAGCGCTGATGATGATCATGTCCAAGCAAGAGCAAATCTTGCAGCAGCTTGGCCCAACAAACCCATTGGTCACCCCAATGCAATTTAGCAACACTTTGCGAAAAGTGGTCGAGCTGTCTGGGTTCAAGGATTCAACGAGCTTTTTCCAAGACATCCCTGCCGACTACAAACCACCAGCGCCACCAGCACCAAAGCCATCCCCAGAGGAGATTTTGGCCAAGGTGCAGGCCGAGTCTATCCAGGCAGATATCCAGAAAAAGGCAGCCGAGCTGGAGCTAAAGCGCCAGCAAATGCTTTTGGATGATGATTTGGCCCGTGACAAGATGGCCCAAGATTTGTATCTCAAAAAGTATGAAATTGAGTTAAAGTACAAATCACAGATCAGTACAGCGGAAATTGATGCCGCGCAAAATATTGATCGTGAAGCGATTCGTCAGCAGGCACTGCTGGCCCAGCAGCAAGCGGCGCAGCTCATGCAGCAGCCACAGCAGCAGCCACCAGCGCCTGAGATGATGCCTCCATCAACCTTTCAAGGAATGGCACAGTAAGTGACAAATGAAGACCAGGTAAATAAAGGCCGAAAGGCCAAGCAGCTGCTTGAGGATGAAACCCTCAATGCAGCGATTGCGAAATTAGAAGGCGACCAACTTTGGGTATTTCGTTCATCGAAACCCGAAGAGTCTGTGAAGAGAGAAACAGCGTGGTGCATGTTGCAGGCCATTGACGGGCTGCGACAAGAGTTGATCAAGATTATGGACAACGGAAAAATTGCACAGAACGCTATTATCAAATCACAGAAAAACTAATTTAAGAAAATACTATGGCAGAAATACAAGCAATGAATGTGGTCGATGCGACCAATGCTATCTCGGCAATGTTGGCCCCTGATGAAGGACAAGCGCAAGTTGACGAGACGCAGCCAGCCGATGGGTCCGAAGAGGACATAGAGGCAGCGGCTTCTGAGGAGGATGAGTCTGGTGTGGAAGACGCGCCAGATGAAGAGTCCCCAGAGGAACAGTCCGAAGAAGAGGAAGAGCAAGAGGAGCAAGAACAGCCACAGACTTTCACCGTCAAAGTAGACGGCAAGGAAGTCGCAGTGACGCTAGACGAGCTTCAAAAAGGCTATTCCAGGACACAGGACTACACTCGGAAAACGCAGCAGATTGCCGAAGTGCGAAAGCAAGTCGAGCAAGAAACGCAGGCAGTCCGAGCCGAGCGTGAGCAGTACGCTCAATTGTTGGGAGCATTGCAAGCCCAACTTCAGTCTTCTGAGCCTCAAGTTGATTTGGAGCGCCTCTATCACGAGGATCCAATTGAATGGGTAAGGCAAAAGGAAATCATGCGTGAGAGGCAAGAGAAGCTCGGTGCTATTCAGTCTGAACAGCAGCGACTTTTTCAAGTATCTCAGTATGAGCAGCAGCGCGCTATGGAGGCCCAACTTGCCAGCCAGCAAGAAGCCTTATTAGCCGCTTTGCCAGATTGGAAGGACCCCAAGAAGGCAAAGGCCGAAAAGGCACTGGTGATTGAGTCTGCAAAGGCAGCAGGCTTTACCGATGAAGATTTGAAGAATGTTTACGACCACCGGCTGGTCTTGTTGTTGCGTAAAGCAGCAATGTTTGACCAAATGGTAAGTAAGCGTCAAGGCATTAAGCCTGTGGTGAACAATGGCCCACGAACAGCCAAGCCTGGTGCAGCTGGTCGGGTTTCGACAACAACTGAAAGTACGCGAGCAAAGCAGCGTCTTGCAAAAACCGGTCGCATAGATGATGCGGCCTCTGCAATTGAACTTTTATTGAAATGAGGAAATTATGGCTATCGTAAGTAACACATTCCTGACCTACTCTGCAAAGGGTATTCGGGAGGATTTGAGCAACGTTATAACAAATATCTCGCCAGAAGAGACCCCTTACATGAGCAACATTGGCCGCGAGAATGTGTCCAACAGCTTATTTGAGTGGCAAACAGATACATTGGCCAGTGCTGCTGCGAATGCGCAGCTCGAGGGTGATGATGTTTCATCGTTTGACTCTGTGACTGCTACTGTGCGTTTGCAAAATTATGCACAGATTTCACGCAAGACAATCATCTTGTCAGCTACTGAAGAAGTGGTGAACAAGGCAGGACGTCGCAGCGAGCTGGCCTACCAAATCGCGAAGCGCGGCAGCGAGCTAAAACGTGACCAAGAATTCGTCATGCTCAACGGCGGTATTGCTGTTGCTGGCGATTCGACAACTGCCCGTGTGTCTGCATCTTTGGGTGCGTTTGTGAAAACAAACACCGACAAGCAGACCAATGGTGTTGACCCATCTTACACAACGCTGCCAAACAGCGCCCGTACAGATGGCAATGTGCGCACATTCACTGAAACCATTCTCAAGAATGTGATTCAGAAGGTGTGGACAGCTGGTGGTACACCTAAGATTTTGATGTGCGGTCCTGTCAACAAGCAGCGCGTGTCAGGGTTCTCTGGTATTGCTTCCAGCCGCTTCAACATCGATGGTGGTGCAAAGCCTGCGACATTGGTCGGCGCCGTGGACATCTACGTTTCAGATTTCGGGAATGTCCAAGTTATTGCGAACAGGTTCCAACGCGAGCGCGATGCATGGGTGATCGATCCTGACTACGCAAAGATGACTGTGCTGCGCCCTTACCAGCAAGTCGAATTGGCGAAGACTGGTGACGCTGAGAAGCGCATGTTGATCGTTGAGTGGGGTCACAAAGTGTTGGCTGAAAACGCCCACGGCTTGGCCGCAGACTTGGTTACTTCTTAATAGTAAGCAAACGGAAAGGGCCAGGGAAACTTGGCCCTTTTTTTAACATGATTGAAAAAAAATTATTTGATGTCAACAAAGACCATGGCATTACACGCACCTGGCACTACAACACCGACAACGATGAAGTCACCATCCAGACCCAACAAGATGTGACTGATGTCATTGAGGCCAACAAGGCCATCTACAACGCTGTAGATGAAAAGGCCACATGGAAAGGTGAATGGCACTTGGTCGCATCCATCCCAGAAGCTCTTTATTACAAGATGAAGGCCGAGGGCAAGATCGATGATCAGGAATACATGAAAAAATGGCTGAACGACAGCGACAACCAATTCTTTAGAACTCGACCTGGAAAAGTATGAACTACATTGCAGTCTGCACCCCTGCCCGTGATCAGGTCCACACCAATTACACATATTGCATGGTCAATATGGTGGCGTATCACACACTCAACACTACAGACGCAATTAGTCTGAAATTGATGCAAGGCACGATCATTCAAAACCAAAGGGCTGACCTTTGCTTGGATGCCATGAGAGAAGGCTGCACACATATCCTTTTTATTGACTCTGACATGACATTTCCACAGGACATGGTTGGCAGACTATTGGCCCACGACAAAGAGATTGTGGCCGCCAACTGCGCCAGGCGCAGAATGCCCACTGGCCCTACAGCTCAAAACTATGACGAAAACGACAAGCGAGTGCCGGTCTACACCATGCCAGAATCTACTGGATTGCAAGAGGTGGGAAGCATTGGCACTGGCATAATGCTGATCAAGCGCGAGGTGTTTGAGGGTATGAGCGAGCCATGGTTTGATATGCCATGGCAGACCACACGAGGCTACATGGGTGAGGATGTGTTCTTTTGTAAAAAGGCTCAAGAACTAGGTTACAAGGTTTACATCGACCATGATGTCTCAAAGGAAATTGGCCACATTGGCACATTTGAATATCGCCATGAACACACTTGGATTGTGAAAGAAGAGATGGAAAAAGAGGCCCAATAATGGCACTGACAACCTACACAGAGCTGAAGACATCCATTGGTGATTGGCTTAATCGGTCAGACCTGACAAATGCCATTCCTGACTTTATCTCTCTGGCCGAGGCGCAAGTTGAAAGAACACTGCGCACCAGGCAGATGATTGTCAGGGCCAATGCGTCTTTTGACGCGCAATATGGCGCTGTGCCTGCTGACTTTTTAGAGACAAAATCTCTGAAACTGACAAGCACAAATCCACAGACCCCATTGCAATTTTTGAGCATTGATGCCCTGGACAATGAGGCCGCCAATTACACGGCCAGCGCCAAACCCAAATTCTTTGGTGTGGTCGGTGGCCAGTTTAGATTGGTCCCAACACCAGACTCTAACTACACAACTGAGTTGACCTATTACGCGAAGTTGACAAAGTTATCAAGCACTGTGACCACCAACTGGCTTTTGGCATCAAGCCCAGACATTTATCTGTATGGCGCGTTGCTGCAAGCTGCTCCATACTTGCAAGATGATGCGAGAATCCAAGTGTGGTCATCGCTATATGATCGTGCAATGAGTGAATTGCAAACTGCCGATGATCGCGGTGCGTCTTCTGGTGGTGCATTGCTTACCCGTGCAAAGACTTTTGGATAAGGACTGGACATGTCATCTTTTACCGACTACACCGAAAACCTAGTTTTAACCTGGCTGCTGACAACCAGCAGCGCCACACGCCCCACGGCTTGGTACATTGGCCTCTTCACGGCTGCGCCAAGTGACACTGGCGGCGGCACTGAGGTGTCTGGCAACGCCTATGCGCGAGTGGCCACTGGCACAATCACGATCTCTGGCACAAGCCCCACTAACGCCACCAATGCAGCGGCCATCGAGTTTGCAGCTGCCAGCGGCGGCAATTGGGGATCAATTGGCTGGGCTGGCATTTTTGATGCAAGCACTGGCGGCAATCTATTAGCCTGGGCAGCGCTGACCACAGCTCGCACCATCAACGATGGCGATGTGCTGCGAATCCCAGCTGGTGATCTTGATGTCACATTGACATGACATGGCAGCCTATGGTCTTGGCCCGTATGGTGGAGGCAATTACTCCTACGGCGTAAGCCTTGGAGCAGCCACACTTGCAGCCACCAGCACGGCTGCAATCAATGCAAGGCGCGTCTGCATAGGCGCGTTTTCTGTTTCTGCTTCTAGCACAGAGACTGTCTCGGCCAATGTGGTCAAGACAGCATCATTCTCGGTTTCAGCGTCTAGCGGTGCAACAGCTGCTGCGCAAATAGTTGCCGATGCCTCGGCCACGATATCTAGCACCAGCAGCATGTCTGCAAGCTCTTTGCGCTATGCCATAGGCAAATCAACATTTGCGGCCACATCTAGCGCAAGCCTTGCGGCCACGAGGGTGGCCATCGGTGCATTTGCCTCGGTCGATACCAGCGCGATGTCTGTCAATGGCGTCAGGCTCCAGCTCATTCGCATTCTGATTGAAGACTTTGCCACAATGACTGTGGCCACCAGCGTGATCGTGAATCAGTCTGTGCTGATTGCGGCTGAGTCTGGCATGAGTGTCAACGGCCAGAGAAGACAAAGCACTCCAATCGATTTCACTTGCCAGTCATCTATGACGATTGCTGGCAATCTAAAATGGGTGGCAGAGAGTGACACGGCAGAGACATGGAATGCAATCTCTGACAATGCAGAGACATGGACACCGATCACAGACACATCAGAAACATGGGCCGCAATTGATGATTCGAGTGAATCTTGGACAGCAATTGCGGATAATAGCGAGACTTGGCAAATAGCCGCATAGGGGTAAAAAATGGCAGATTCAACCACCACAAATCTATTACTTACAAAACCAGAAGTTGGTGCATCCACCGACACATGGGGTACAAAGATCAACACCAATTTAGACACCTTAGATGCAGTGTTTAAGGGTGATGGCACTGGTGGAGCTTTGGGGTCAAGTGCGACTGCCAATGCTATTGTGTATTTGAACGGCACTAAGAAGTTAAAAACAGGCACTGAGTTGGTGTTTGATGGTAGCAATCTAGGCTTGGGAGTTACTCCTAATGTTTGGAGAAGCGCATCAAAAGCATTTCAGATAAATAGCACTGCGTCTATTAGAGGTGAAACAGGGCTTACGGCTTTAATATCCAATGCATACACAAACACCTCAAGTCAAAACATCTACATAACTTCAGATTATGCAACTCAATATGCACAGTTTAGTGGTAGCCATGTTTGGTACAACGCCCCATCAGGCACAGCAGGAAACGCCATTACCTTTACTCAGGCAATGACATTGACTAACAGTGGTAACTTGGGTATTGGTACGACAAGTCCTACATCACCATTAACTGTTGTTGGAGTTGTTAAATCTGCTTCCGCAACACAGTCATCGCTTTATCTTTCAAATGCCGCACAGACAAATGGCTTTTTGGTTGGTAGAAGTTTGGGAAGCAATAATGCTCAAGACTTTTTTATCTATGACACTGTGGCAGCAGCTACAAGAATGGTCATAGACTCAAGCGGTAATGTGTGTATTGGTGTGGACAGTAGCTCAAGCAAAGTTCGCATTTCGGCAACAGGAACACAAAGCGGTACACCTGCTCTTACTTTTGCAGGAGCAAGTGTTAATACTTCTTGCAACATTAGTACTGAAACTGGGCTATTGACAACAAGTTACGGCACTATTGCAATGGGCGTTTCTAACCCAGGAAATGGATACTATATTTCATTTAATGCACCAGACGGAAGTTACAACTACGCAATTCGTGGATCTATTGCATTAAGTGGAACTTCAATTGCTTACAACACATCTTCTGACTATCGTCTAAAAAAAGATATTCAGCCAATGACTGGTGCTTTGGAAAAAGTGGCTTTACTTAAACCTGTAATTTACAAATGGCTTGATGATTCAGATGGTGAAGGTTTTATTGCTCACGAACTAGCTGAAGTTGTTCCGCAGTGCGTGACAGGCGAAAAAGATGCTGTAGATGACAAAGGAAATCCGCAATACCAAGGTATTGACACCAGCTTCTTGGTGGCCACATTAACAGCAGCCATCCAAGAACAACAAGCAATCATTGAATCACTCAAGGCACGTTTAGATGCCGCTAATCTTTAATCACTGAAAGGTAAATATCATGTCAGCAACAATCACTTGGAAAATCACAAACCTTGATAGCAACACATCTGACGGCTTTGTCACAAACGCACATTGGACAGTTACTGCCGTTGACGGAGAGCATACAGTTTACGCCTACGCAATTGCTGGATGGCCTACTGGAACTCCTACGATTCCTTATGCATCCCTCACAGAAGCCACAGTCCTTAATTGGGTGTGGGAAAGCATTGACAAGGAAGCTACAGAGGCTTCTTTGGCGGCTCAGATTGCTTTGCTGAAGAACCCTGTAAAAGCTACTGGCAAGCCTTGGTAATAAATCATGGAAGCAGAAGTTGACAAAAGGCTGGCAGTGCATGAGGCCATCTGTGCCGAGCGCTACAGTGCTATTGCTTCATCGATGAAGGATGGCGACAGGCGCATGACCAAGATTGAATATCTGCTTTATGCGGTGATCTTGGCCGTTTTGCTTGGACCAGGTGTGGCTGCCGAATTCGTCAAGAAGATTTTCGGGCTATGAGAGATTGGGCCGTGGCATTCATTGCTGCGGCCATCTTGGTGGCGACCATCATTTGGTCAACTTATGTCATCGTTATGTATTGGCCATGATCTATGCTTTGGTCCTATTAGCAGCTGCCGAATATAGATGCACCAGGTGGACATGGACTGGTGATGTCTACAATCGAAGAGTCATCTGTCTGAAGTGGGAGAAGAGGAAATGATCATCGATCCAATGACAGCTCTAGCAGGGCTGCAAAGCGCCATCAGCATGGTCAAGAAGGCCAGCAAGGTCGCCAATGATCTGGGGTCATTGGCCCCCATGCTTGGCAAGATGTTTGACGCCAAGTCAACTGCGACCAAGGCCATGCTTCAGGCCAAGAGGGAGAAAAAAGGCTCTAACATGGGAGCAGCCCTGCAAATTGAGATGGCGCTGGAGCAGGCCAGAGCATTTGAGGAAGAGCTGAAAATGCTCTTCATGCAGACAGGCAAGATTGATGTCTGGAACAAGATAAAGGCCCGTCAGGCTGAGATGGACAGGGATGATGCCAAGGAGATGGCAGCATTGAGAGCCGAGGAAAAGAAGGCCAAAGCTAAAGAACAAGAGATGAATGAATTAGCCATGATCATTGGTGGTGTGGCTTTTGTTTTGCTTCTTGTCTTTATTGGTATAAATGAGTTGATGAGCTTGTGTCCAAAGGGTGGGTGTGGCCGATGAACGAATACCAAAAACAATTCGACATGTTTTTGAAGGTGTTTGTTTACCTATTGGTCATTTGGTGGCTGCTTGGACTGCTGAGATTTTTACCGGATGACTTGTCGGACCGGATTGTCAATCTACTGCTTGGAAAGGTGGGGCTTGGAAAATGAAAATCACGCCATATCAGGCAAATGCCAAAATACTCCAAGAGGCCCAGAGGGTCATTCATCAAAAGAACTTGCAAGAATTGCAGAGGCTCAACCACCAAAAAGAGCAGCAGATTCAGCAGCAAAAATGGGCAAGACCTAATTCTGTGGATGTATACGCATGAAATATCTACTCGCAATTACTTTGATAATGCTGGCTGGCTGCGAAGACCGGTATCGCTACAAGTGTCAAAACCCCGATAATTTCCACGCGCTAGATTGCCAAAAGCCAAAGTGTCTGTTTACCCAGACTTGCCCCGAATACCTGGTCGCCCCTATTTTGGAGAAGCAAATTGCACCACCACCACCTGAAGCTAAACCTAACCCCTGACGAGATCGAGGTCAGGGTCTGGGGGTTTGTGGTCATTTCAGTGACCCTGATTCTCTGTTTCATTGTTGTTGCGTTTTTATACAGCATCATCTTTGTCACCCAGCCAATCAAGACCATGGCGCCGATTGACCAGGCGCTTTTGAAAATGCTCAACGATGTGGTGCTACTTATTGTTGGCGGCATCGGTGGGGTGATGAGCAAACGGGCTGTGAGCGCCACGGCAAAGGCTCTAGGAACGCCTGCACCACCCAGCCCTGCTCCTAGTACCCCTGCGCCTGTTGCAGCGCCTGTGGCGCCATCCTATGGCCAATCTAATACATGGGTCTCGCCATCTGGTGCATTGCCAGAATGGGTCAACCCTCCACTGGATGAGTCTTGGACCCCTGGCCCACCACCCACAACGCCGCCGGACCATCTTGAAGATGACCACGAGCGTGTGCAGCTAGCAGCGGCCAGACAGGAGGCGCAATAATGTTTGGCATCCCGCTGCCATGGGTTTTGGTCGGTCTGTGCATAACCTTGTTTGGTACTTACCGAGGCGGGTATCACTTTGGCTGGAAAGACAGGGACAAAGAGATGCAAATTGAGATTGCTCGCAAAAACGAGGAATCTAGGGCCACAGAGCAAAAGCTCAATGAACAATTAAACGCAAATGCAACCAAGCTACAGGAGACAAATAATGTCATCAATGAAAAGCAGTCTGCTCTTGATCGTGCCATTCGCGCTGGCAGGGTGCGCATCAGCGCCCCAAGTTGTGTACCAGCCCCCACAGCTGCCACCCCTGCCGCCCCAGATAGCAAAGAAACAGGAAGTCAACCTGACAGAGCGCCTGACACGGCTTCTGATGCCGAGCGAGCAACCCTCCAAGCCATTGCCGAAATAGTGGCCCAAGGGGATCGGAACACAGCGCAGCTCAATGCCTGTATTGACGCATATAACGAAGCGAGGGATTTAATCAATGGTAAACGCTGAACAACTGGCACGGCTGCATATTGGTCCACAGTGGGTCGATGCGCTGAACGAGACTTTCCAGCGCTTTGACATTTCAACGCCATTGCGCCAGGCTGCATTCATTGGCCAGTGTGGCCATGAGTGTGGTAATTTCAAGGTGCTGCAAGAGAATTTGAACTACAGGGCAGAGGCACTGCAAAAGCTCTGGCCCAAGCGCTTTGACGCTGCCAAGGCCCAAGCCTGCGCTAGAAACCCCAAGCTCATTGCCACTGTGGTCTACAGCAACCGGATGGGCAACAGAGATGAGGCATCAGGCGATGCCTGGCGGTTTATTGGCAGAGGCTGCATCCAGCTGACCGGCTCGGCAAATTATCACCATGCAGGCAAAGCCCTTGGCGTGGACCTGATCATGCAGCCAGAGCTGGTGGCCACGCCTCAGTATGCTGCGCTGACAGCTGGCTGGTTTTGGGACACCCACAAGCTCAACCAGTATGCGGATAACCAAGACTACCGGACCATGACCAAAAAGATCAATGGCGGGTTTATTGGGCTTGACGACCGCATTAAACACATCAACCATGCGCTGTCTGTCCTGACATAATTAGCCATGGCCAATGTCAAGCAACAATTAGAAGTCCCATCAATACCTAGTCTGGGTTACCCACCAGAGGTGTATGAGCGCCGAAATCTAAATGAGAACAACAGCGCTTTAAACAATTTTTTTAGAAAACTGATCTCAGTCCTTGGCGCCTTGTTTGGCCCAAGGGGTGGCAAGTTTATGAATAATCCGCATGGAGCGTTTCAAGATTCAACAGACCAAACAGCAGCCAACACCACCACGGCCTATGCAGTTACATTCAACACGACAGATTTTTCCAATGGCGTGACAATTGCCAGCAATAGCAGAATCACTGTACTTGATGCCGGAATCTGGAACTGTCAGTTTTCCATTCAGTTTAAAAACACGACAAATGACAGCCAAGATGTGGACATCTGGTTTCGCAAGAATGGCACAAACATTGACAATTCAAACAGCAGATTTAATTTGTCACCAAGAAAATCTTCTGGTGATCCAAGCCACTTGATTGCGGCCATGAACTTCTTTCCCAGCTTGAGTGCTAATGACTATCTTGAGATAATGTGGCGCGTGAGCGATATTGGTGTCTCTATTGAACATTATGGAACAAGCACCAGCCCTACACGGCCAGCAGTGCCATCAGCCATTGTCACAATGAGCTTTGTGTCCAACTTACCAACAACATAGCCATGTACATACCACTCAAATTACCCCCAGGCATTTACAGAAACGGCACTGAATATCAGGCAGCAGGCAGATGGTTTGATGCAAACCTTGTGCGCTGGTTTGAGAATACTTTGCGGCCCATGGGTGGCTGGCGAAAGAAGTCTGCCAGCCAGCTGACAGGATCATGCCGTGGGCTGCTGACTTGGCGCGACAACACTGCTGACCGATGGATCGCAGCTGGTACGCACTCGAAGCTCTATGCCCTCAATGAGGCTGGGACACTCAAAGACATCACCCCATCAGGGTTTACTGTGGGGGAGGCTGATGCGGTGGTTAAGACCGGCTATGGTTACTCAACTTATGGCAGCTTTGCCTATGGCGTGGCACGGCCAGACAGCTCCAGCATCACACCGGCCACGACATGGTCCATGGACACATGGGGTGAGTATTTGGTGGCCTGCTCAAATGCCGATGGCAAGCTCTATGAGTGGCAGCTCGGCTTTTCCACACCGACCATCGCAGCTGCAATCACCAATGCGCCAACGAGCAACAAGGCAGTGCTTGTCACTTCCGAGCGCATCATGTTTGCCCTTGGCGCTGGTGGCAATCCAAGAAAAGTCCAGTGGTCAGACCAAGAAGACAACACTTCATGGACCCCGACAAGCGACAACCAGGCAGGCGACTATGAGCTGGCCACGCCTGGCACATTGATCGCTGGCAAGAGGGTCAAGGGTCTAAACCTACTGTTTACCGATGTCGATGTCCACACGGCTCAGTACATTGGCGCCCCATTCGTCTATGGCTTTGAGAAGGCTGGAAGTGGCTGCGGCCTGATATCTGCCCAATCTGTAGCGGCCATTGACACTGCGGCCATTTGGATGAGCAAGTCTGGTTTCTGGATGTATGACGGGTATGTCAAGCCACTGCCAAGTGATGTGTCGGACTATGTCTTCAACAACATGAACTTCAACCAATCATCAAAAATCTATGCTGTCCACAACAGCAAATTTGGTGAGATTTGGTGGTATTACCCAAGTAATGCGAGCAATGAGAATGACAGCTATGTCACCTATAACTACAGAGAAAACCATTGGAACATCGGCACATTAGGCAGAACTGCTGGCACTGATGCTGGCGTGTTTAGTAATCCTATGATGGTTTCTGCTGATGGCTATATCTATGACCATGAGGTGGGTTTTGCTTATGACAGCGCCAGCATCTATGCTGAGTCTGGCCCAATTCAGATTGGCAATGGCGACAATGTGATGTCTGTGCGCGAAGTTGTGCCAGATGAGCAGACTTTGGGTGAGGCGGTGGTGTCGTTTAAAACCAGAAACTACCCAACTGGCGCGCAATCGACATTTGGACCATATACGGCAGCAAACCCAACTTCTGTCAGGTTTTCTGGGCGCCAAGTCAATATCAAGGTGACTGGTGCGGTGTTGGCTGATTGGCGTGTTGGGGTGATTAGGCTTGATGCTGTGGCTTCTGGAAAACGATGACAGACCGAATTTATGAGATCAACCGGTGTCGCCAATGGATTGAGGCGGCTTTAGAATACAGCGGTGGGACACATACACTAGACGACATTGCTGCGGGGATTCTGTCAAATCGGTATCAATTGTGGCCAGGTCAGATTTCAGCAGTGGTGACAGAGGTGATTGTTTATCCGCAGCTAAAGGATTTGCACTTTTTTCTTGCTGGTGGTGATCTCGATGAATTGAAGAAGATGCGGCCTCATATTGAAAAATGGGGCAAGTCTGTCGGATGTACAAGGGTAACGCTGGCTGGCCGTAAGGGCTGGGAGCGTACATTTTTAAAAGACGAGGGATATGAGCCTCAGTGGTTTATTCTTTCAAAGGAGCTGATATGAGTTTAGGTGGCGCTTCAGGATATACAAATTTTGCTCAACCAAATGAACAAAACAAAGGTTTGCCCCAGCAGCCATTGCCACAATTTACTGGCGATGACCCTTACTCGCAAATCATGGCAATGATGCCAGCTTTCAGAAACCCATACGCAAATTCTTCTATGGGCAACGCGCTTGGCGGTTTTGACCCTGGCATTTACAACAGAACTATGCAAAGCAATGCTGTCACTGGTGGCGGCGGCGGCGGTGGTGGCGGCGGCGGAGGTGGTGGCGGTGGTGGCGCAAGTGTGGGCAATGCCCCTGCAGTTGGAATCGACCCATACGACCAAGCTGGTCAAGATGCTGTCAATAAAATTGAGCAAGAAGTAGCAGACGAGCAATACGACCAAGATAGACAAGACGCTATCAATAGGTACGAGCAGGCAATCTATGACCAAGAAGGCGCAGATGCCGTGTCCCGTGTTGAAGATGCTGTGCGCGAAGAGGCTTTGGCTGAAAGCGCCCGTGCTTCTGATATTGATGCCGCATCCTATGACGATGTCCAATATCAGGCTCCATCCTATAACTATGTTTCCGATGAGCCAGTTTCTGGCGGTGATTTTCGCGGTGAGATGGGAGGTGATCTTGGTGGCGATGATGGCCAAGACATGGGCGAGGACAGTTTTGAAAGTGCTGGTTATGCAAAAGGCGGCATGATTCGCGGCCTGCTTGGACCAAACCCCAAAGGCCCAGATGATGGCTTTGCCATGGTTCAGCGCGGTGAGTATGTCATCAAAAAATCTGCTGTCAAAAAATATGGCCGTGGACTTTTGGACATGATCAATGAAGGCAAAGTGCCTGCCAAAAAGATTAAATCTCTCTTAGATTAAAGGAACGCAAAATGTCAAAAGGTGGAAGTCAAACATCCTCAACATCAATTGACCCAGATGTCAAAAGAGCGTTCCTTGCAAACTTTGAGCAGGCCAAGAATGTCGCTGGGACATTGCCTGTGCAAGAGTTTGCTGAATTCAATCCGATGTACCAGGCTGGGGAGCGCCAGCTAGTCAACACGAGCTTGGCCGGACCAGGTCTTGCAAACATTGACCGAGCTGCTGAGATGACTGCGCAAGGCGCGCAGTATCAGCCTAGCATGGTCAGCGGCTTTAACGCAGGCCCAGCCTCTCTTGCTAGTGCGCAGGGCTATGGCGCAACCGATGTCAATGCCGCGCAGGCAAATATGGGCGACATCAGTCGCTATATGAATCCATACACCAGCGGGGTGATTGACGCATCTTTGGGTGATATTGAAAAAGCAAGGGCTGCTGCATCTTCCAGAATTGGCCAGCAGGCATCGGCAGCCAAGGCTTTTGGTGGATCACGCCAAGCCTTGGCCCAAGGTGCATCAAGTGGCCAGTTTGCAGAGCAGGCCGCAAAGACTGCTGCCCAGCTCAGAGCGCAAGGCTTTGATGTTGCATCTAACCAGATGCAGCAAGACCTTGCACGACAGCAGCAAGCTGCAATGCAAAACGCTGCACAGCGTACAGCAGCCTCTCAGTTTGGTGCTGGTGCGATGAATCAGGCTGCACTTGCAAACGCAGCTGCCCGAAATCAGATGTCGCAATTCAACACAAGCACTGGCCAGCAGGCAGCACTTGCTAACCAGCAGGCTGGCTTGCAGGGCGCGCAATTGCGACTTAGCGGTGCGAATCAGCTTGGCAACCAGGCAGCGCAGCAGCAGAATTTGCGTCTTGCTGGCGCTCAAGCTGTGATGGGCGCTGGTGGTATGCGCCAAGCTCAAGACCAGCAGCGAATGGATGCCATTCGCAACATTGGCCTGCAGCGCCTTGGTGTTGTCCAGTCAAGTCTTGGCGCAAACCCTGCCAACTTAGGAATGACAACCCAGACCCCATACACACAAAACACTGGCGCTGGACTGCTTGGCGGTGCATTGGCTGGCTCTCAATTGGCTGGCCTGACCGGTGGCGCATTAAGCGCTGGCGCTGGTGCTGGTCTTGGCGCATTGCTTGCCCTGATCTAACATGCCAAACACACCAACGCCAGAGCCACAACGCTACGCTGATGCGCAGCTGATGGCTTTGCTTGACCCATCAAGCAAGCGCGACACCATCCTGATCACGCCTGGATCACCTATGCCCTCTCGCATCCCTGATGGGCTGACAGTGGCAAGGACCAGCAGGGGCATTGTGATCACCAGCGACCCATCCAAGGTCAAGATCATTGACCAAGGCTCTGAGCGTGATGTGGGCATGGCTCTGTTTGGCTATGCGCACGATCAGGCCAAGGGCTTTGACAATGTGGCGGTGGCCATGGATAGAAGCGGGACACCGGTGGCAGAATTGGCCATCAAGCCTGGTCAGGAAAGACGCGCCATGATGGCTGCATCTTTGCTTGCGCCAAGCACAGGATCAACTAATATGATGAGCAGAGGCGATGTGGTTAAAAGCCGCCTCAAGGGTTTATTGGAATAAGGTGGAAATATGGCAAATGGATTTGACTTCAGCAACATAGGCGCCATATTTGGCGGCGGTATGGGCGGCACACCATCGGGTCTTGATGCGCTGCTGTCAGAAGATCAGCGCAAACTGCTTGGCCGCAATGCTGCGATGTCAGCAGCTGCTGCACTGCTCCAAGCTGGTGGCCGAAGCACAACCCCCATCAACTTAGGCCAAGCACTTGGATCAGCTTTGCAGGCTGGCCAGCAGGGCTATCAGCAGGCAAGAGCTGGGTCGCTGCAAGATGTGCTTTTAGAGCAAAAGCTAAAGGAAGCCAAAACTGCCCAAGATTTGCAAAAGCAAGTCGCTGGGGTTTTGACCAAAGCCCCAACTGTATTGACACCAGAGCAGCAGGCTTTGGCGGCTCCTGGTATGCAAGTTGGCCCAACTGTGGCCCGTGCTGAACTGGCTGCAAACATTCCACAGCCAAGCGCTAATGAAATAAAGGCTGGCCAGTATCAGCAGATTGCTGACATCTATGCTGCCAATCTAAGACCTGAAGATGCCAAGCGCTATCAGGAGATGTCCGAAAAGCTCAATCCAAGGGCTGAAGTTATTGGCCAGCCATTTGAGGTGACTGACGCCAAGGGCAATCCCATTTTGGTCCAGCAATACAAAGATGGCACTGTGAAGACCATGCAAGGCTATGGTCCAAAGCGCGATGTCGTTTTGCAAAACCTTGGTGGCCAGACTGTGGCCATCAACAAATCTGGATTGAAGGGCGGTGAATCATTTGTCCAGACAATGACTCCAGCAGAGATTGCCAACTTGCAAGTGTCAAGAGGCAATTTGGCCGTGGCCCAAGGCGGCTTGAACTTGCGTCAAAAAGAATTTAATCGTGGTGCGTATGATGTTAAAGAAGGACCAGACGGGTTTTATTATGTTCCCAAGACCCCAGATGGTGGTGCTTCCATTCCAGTAATGGGTGTTGCCGGCCAATTGACGCCAGGCAAAGAAGCGCCGCAGGCATTCTCTGAAGCGACCAAAAAGCTCAACAACTTGAGAGGCAATATCTCTGCATATAGAACAGAGATTGAGGCTGATAAAACTGTTTTCCCATCAGAAGTCCCATTGCCGTTTGGTGCAAAGATTCCATTGCCAACAGGGTCAGACACTGCAAGACTGCGCGGAAAATACCAGTCTTTGCTGATGGGTGTCAAAGACTTGTACGAGCTTGGCGCATTGACTGGACCTGATATGGGCATCATCAGTGAGCAGCTGACAAACCCTGCATCATTCTCTGGTATGTTCACATCACGCAATGCGATGAAAGAGCAGATCAAGGTGCTTGAAGATATGGCTACACGGGCCGAAGAAAATCTTTCATCAACTTACAAGAGAAAGCTGCCAGCGGCGTCAACAGCTGGTATTCAACCACCAGCAAGCGCACCAACTGCCGAAAGAAGAATGGTTTGGCGCAATGGTCGATTTGAGTTTGAATGAGGCAATATGAAAAAAATTAACATCGAAGGCATTGGGACTCTTGAATTCCCAGAGGCCGCAAGTGATGAGCAAATTGCTGCTTTTATCAATTCCACAGCGCCAGCAGAGCTGAAGAAGATTGCATCAGCTCAAGTGCCAGACACATTGGGCCGCCAAATTGGGATGGCCACACGACCCATGGCCCAAGCGGCATTGACAGCTGGCGGCTTGTTGCCAATGGTGGTTGATCCAATGGTCAATCTTTTCAACTTGGCAGCTGGGACAAAGATTCCAACGCAAACCCAAGCTGTTGAAAAGACTTTGACCGGAGTTGGATTCCCAACACCTAGAACACCCCAAGAGCGCATCATTCAAGATGTGGCTGGTGCTGGTTATGGCACTGCGGGCCTTGCCCGTGCTGCTGGTCAAGTCGCACCAAGATTGCCTGGCATGGCCTCAGATGTGGCCAAATTCTTTGCGCAAAGTCCACAGGCTCAGACAGCGGCTGCATTGACAGCATCTTCTGCTGGTGGAATGCTGCGCGAAGGTGGAGCAAATCCAGCGCTCCAAGTTGGTGGTGCAATGTTGGCTGGTATGGCCGCGCCTGGTGGTCCAAAGCTCTCCCCCACTCAAAGAATCTTAGAAGCGCCTGGTGCATTGGTCAAACCATTCACACAAACAGGCCGCGAGGTGATTGTTGGCAATGTCTTAAACCGACTGGCCACAAACCCAGAGCAAGCCATGCAGAACTTGCAGCAGGCCCAGCCTCTTGTCCCAGGTGTAAGAGTCACGACAGCAGCTGGTGCGCGTGATCCTGGTCTTGCTGCGGCTGAGACTGCCATTCGTGGACTGGATCAATCTGGCGCTTTCCCAAGTGTTTTATCTTCAAATCAGCAGGCTTTGCTTGAGTCATTCAGAAGGCTTGGTGGCCGCTCTGGTGATGAATTCACGCCAGGCTCTATCCCCTACGCTAAAGCCAAGCGCAGCAGAATCACATCGCCAATGCGTGAAGAAGCATTTGCTGGCGTGACTGTTGAGCCAGAGATATTCCAGCGCGGCATCAACTTGGTGGTCAACAAGGCCATTGACAATGTGATGGCAAGCCCTGTCGGTGTGCGTCAAGATGTTGAAGTGGCCATGAAGTTTGCGGCAGATCGTATCAAGCGCGCAAAAACACCAGAGGAGCTGTACGAAGTGCGCAAAGACTTGGCTGGTGCAGCTCAAGGTAAGTACAACCAAGAAAATCCGAGCTTGCGTTTGGCCAAGGGCCAGCTTAATGAGGTGATTCGGTCTGTTGACGATGTGATTGAAGCGGCAGCGCCTGGCTTTAAAAACTACATGCAGCAATTTGAGAAGTCATCAAGCGCCATTGACCAGATGCGTTTGTTGCAGGGTATTGAGTCTAAAGTTACAACTGGCCAGCCCAACTTGATGACGGGTGAGCCAGTCTTGGCAGCGTCAGCATTGCGCAGGCAAGTGGCCGCAAAAGCTGAAGAGATTGGCGCTCAACTGTCACCAGCTGCACAGACCAGATTGGACAACATCATTGCCGAGATCAATCGTGGTCAGGCTGCGACTGCACCAGGTGTGAAGGCGCCAGGCTCCAACACTTTCCAAAACATGAGCATGGGCAATCTGATTGGCCGAGTGTTTAGCGAGTCCATGGCTGACAACACGACACTGCGCACCATGACCAGACCCTTGGACTTTTTGTATCGGCTGCCAGATCAGCAGATTCAGCAGCTACTGGTTGAGGCTATGCTTGACCCCAAGCTAGCAGCAACAATGATGAGCAAGGCCAACATAATGAAGGTCGAGCCATTGGCAAAGTCACTGCGTAAGAAGGCTGAAGAGCTTGGATTTGGCACGGCAATTGGCGTACAGGAATAACTAAGACCCAAAAAACGCAGCCACCAGAGGGTCGCGTTTGACGACCCGTCTTTTCTGGCGGCGTCTGGCCAAGCCGAAGTCTTTGTCATCAGCGCTCATTTTCTCGCGGTGTTTTCTGATGCGCTCGATGCCTGGCACTGGACCAGGCGCAATTGCATCCACACCCTCACCCCATGACCACAGTGGCCGCCACTGGCCATTGGCGCTCACTCTGGTGTAGCCAGAGATGTGGACCAGCTCATGGCGGTGCATGTCAAACAGGATTCTGGCTGCGCTTCTGCGCACACAAAAGCACATCTTGGCCAAGTCAAGGTCAGACAGATTGCCTTTTTTCTGCAACGCCGCCTCAATAGCGGGGCTTACACGGGGTTTATTTCCTCTAGGCATCACTGGCCTCCATTCGAGCTTTTAAGCGCTCCAGCATGGCCCTGACCACGAATGCGCGGCTTTTAACTTCATCAGGCATTGCGTGGCCAAAGACTTCTGGTGAGAGTAAGTCTTTGACTAGGTCGAGGCAAGCCTCAAGGGCCAGTGGCAATTCCCGCTGGGAATTCATAAACTGCTCATTCGGCACATGGTAATGGTTGGCGGGTTTCATTGAAGTTGATCCTTAATTCTTTGTCCAAGCCACGCCACAACTGGCACGGCCCAACTGTTGCCAAGCGCTTTATACCTTGGACCATCTGGCGACTCAGCTGCTTTGCGCCATGGGATGTTGGTGTAGCCATCGGGAAAGCCTTGCAAGCGCTCACACTCTGTGGGTGTCAGTCTGCGCACGGCCATGGATTGCATCACCCCAATGCCACCTTGGTTTTTACTTGGGTTAGGGTCAAATGTGTCAATGGTTTTGGCCAAGTCAACTTCACGACATCCACTGTTTGGATTACTTGACTTCATGCTATTGCTTGACAGGCTATCAAAGGCATAGGCCACAGCATGACTGTCGCCTTTGGTCAATGTGTTCATTGGATCACCAGGTTGGCCAATACCAAGACCATTGCCTTTGCCCATGGTTTTGTCGCCATTCTTGCCTGCGTGGCGCGTGGCTTGGTCATGGATAGGGATGGGCAGCATATGACCAGCCTGCGCATTTTGAGCGCGTTGAGCGCCAATTCTGCAATCAATAGAGCCGACAATTTGCGGGATCAATCGACCAGTGTATGCATCTTGGCCGCTGTACGCACCAGGATGAGTATCTGCACATAAAGCGCCTACTGTGCGCTGCAAGCCCCCTGAGTCAAAGCCTGCGTCAGTGCTGGCGGCAGAACTTTCCCCCTCTTTTCGGCTCGGCGCAGTATCCCTGCGCAAGCCCTCGAACTCAAAAAGAACCTCTGTGGGATTGATGTCGTCTCTAGCACTTGCGACAACGAACACACGGCGGCGGCGTTGGGCCACTCCGAAATATTGGGCATCGAGGACTCGCCACGCGACTGTTCTTTGGGGGCCAAACACACAACCAGCGTTTGACCATCTTTCCCCTGGCGCTGTGATCGGCTCACTTTCACCGGCAAGCGCTCCAAGAAAGCAGCCGAAGGCATTGTCTTTGGTGTTGAGGACTCCTGGCACGTTTTCCCAGAAGACGATTGCTGGAGAATCTCCTCGAAGAGATCGAACATGGTCAATTGCATTTGCTATCCCTACAAAGGTGAGTGAAAGATTGCCTCTGGCATCATCCAGAGAATTACGAAGGCCAGCCACAGAAAAGGCTTGGCATGGAGTGCCGCCGCAGAACAAGTCTGGAGCTTCAACTTGGCCAGACAGAATCTTCTCTGGCAAGAGTGTCATGTCCCCATGGTTTGGGACATTAGGGTAGTGGTGCTTTAAGACTGCACAAGGGAATGGCTCAATCTCAGACAGCCAAGCCGCTTCCCATCCAAGTGGATGCCAGGCGACAGATGCTGCTTCAATACCAGAGCAAACAGAGCCGAATTTCATGGCGTGTTTTCCTTATATTTTTCCAGTGCAGAAATCTCGATGTGGTCCACCAAAGATTGCAGCAGCATGTGGGCAATGTCCACATCAGTGCCAGCGATGTATGCGTTATTGAGGGTCATGGACTCTTCAAAGTCAGGCTCATAAGGCGCGCCAAGGGAATCGGTCGAGCCTTTTTCTTCTGGGCTGTATTCCAAGAAACAGACCAGGTCAACATCTTCAACAATGGCCTTGAACTCATACAAATCTCTGGGGCAAGATGGTGTGGGTTTCATTTTCTCTCCTGTAATGAAATCGGCATGTACACACATGCTTTACTTTTTGAATTGACAACAACCACCCCCGAATCCTTATGCCGCTTGCAATTCATGCACTTGGCATCAGGCTTTTGGGGTTGGCAGCCTAAGTAGTTCATGCTTCTCTGGCTTTCAGCATTGCGTCTGCCATTTCATAGGCAGCAGAGGCAAGCGTTTCATCACTTACCAATTTCAGCACTTGACCATTAGCCATCATTCCTTGCATAACCTTGGCCGCAAAGTAATCACGCAAGCTCATGCCTCTGTCTTTCCCATAATTTGGGTGAAACTGATTTTCAATTGGTGTTGATTGAGGGAATGCTGGTGTATTCATGCTGACCACCATGCGACAAGTAAAACAGCCAAGCCAACGCCAATGGCCAAGGCAGTCAAATAATCAAGGAGGGTTTCGGTTGAGGGTTTCATCGGTTTCTTTCGTTTGATGGGGCCGAGGCCCCGTGGGTTAATTAAGCTGCGGCTTTCTCGGCGAATAAGCGTTTAGCCTCTGTGCCTTGATCGACATACTCATCAGAGCCATAAGCTGGATCGATCTCATCCCAAAATGTAGGGGAAATAAACTTACCAGCCTCAAGAGCTGCATTAACGCGAGCAGCTAAACGCTCTGCTTTGGCAGAAGCCTCTGCGCGCAAATCAGGGAAAAAAGCGTCACCAGTCTCTTCACAAATAACTTGCTGAGTGCCATTAAAAATGGCTTGATGACGAAAGCGCTTGCCAGCTGCATTCTCGATCAACACATAAAACTGCTCTGCAATAAATGGGCGACCATCGCAAGCAAAGCCAGCATTGAACATGTCTGAAGCCACAAAAGCTGTAAAAGTTGTCGTTTTCATTCGTTTCTTTCGTTTAGGTGTTTAGGAGTAACGAATTATGACAGAAAACATTTATCTGTAAAGAATTATTTTTTGCCTGTTGTTTTTATACATATACCGCAATTAGAATGCGCCCATGGAATCAATTCACACTATCAGGGCAAGGGCCAAGGCTCACAAGATCACCATGGCTGCGGTGTGCGAGGCCGCTGGCATCCAGCAGTCCCAAGTCAGCCGGTGGCTGTCTGGAACTGTGGAGCCTTTGTGGACATCAGTCAATCAATTGAACATTGCGCTCAATAAGCTGATCGAGGACAGATCACCAGTCATTGTCGACTGATTCGGCAGCTGGCGCCTTACCGGCCACCACGCCAAAGTCACTGGCAGCACTTGGCTTTGCACCACCAAGCGACTCACCCTTGGCCAGCAGCATGATGTTGTTGAGGCCATACGACACACCCTTGTTGCCAGCCTGGTCATAGGCATAAGCATTTAAGCTCACACGGCCATAGTCGCCAGAGACAATGTCTTGGCTGCCAATGATGTCGTGGCCATGCATGTCCACAGCGCCAGGCTTGGTGGTTGACTTGGTGTTGAAAAAGTAGTGACCCGCATACTCTGGACCGAGTGGTGAGCCATCAGACTTGGTTTCGGTATCGCCATCACGCAAGGGATTGCGCACAGTCTTTGGAATCTTGTCCCCGAACTTGGCGGTCAATGCGGCCTTGGCTGCCGCTTTCAATTGGTTGACAGTCTCGGTGTCGGTCTTTGGGACCAGCACTTGTGTTGAGAACTCTTCTTTGCCGTTCATCTCATTCTTGCGAGCTGTCAAAGCTGAGAAATAAGAGAAGCGAACTTTACCGGTTACGACTCGTGTCATGGTTTTTTCCTTTTAAAGGTTTAAGGGTTTTTGCGTTTCTGCGATTAAACAGAAATTGCACTTTAGCACAAATCGGATATGATGCAAACAAATTAAACGAAGGAAACGATCATGCAGTTATTCCCGCATCAGCAAGAGGCCAAGCTCTTCTTGCTCTCTAGGCGCAGGGCCATACTGGCCGACCAGCCCCGTGTTGGTAAGACGCTACCCACAGCAGCAGCTGCACTAGAAAACCTCCCAGCCTTAATTGTCTGCCCAGCGATTGCCAAGACAGTCTGGGAGGCGGCTTTCAACAAGCTGGCCCCCAAGACTTCAGTCCATGTCATCAACGGCAAACGCGATGCTGGGCAGCCAAATTCAGCCGATGTGACCATCATCAACTACGATGTGCTGCAATATGGTGTTACGCATGTGGACAGATATAACGCCCTAGTTCTCGATGAGTGCCATAGGATCAAGAATCCAAAGGCTGCCAGGACAAAGGCTGCCATGCTGGCCATGAAAAAGATTGGCCATGTCTATGCCCTGTCTGGCACACCAATACCCAATCGCCCCATTGAGTTGTGGCCCATCTTGCACGGCCTTGGCATCTACCGAGGCGGCTGGTACGACTTTGCGGCCAGATACGCAAAGATGTGGTCGGCGCCATGGGGCCTAGACACCAGTGGCGCCAGCAATCTGCCAGAGCTGAAAGAACTCATGCGGCCCCATGTCCTTAGACGCAAAAAAGAAAATATCTTCAAGGACTACAAAGACCCGCAAGTGTCATTGATCACATTTGATTTGGCCAATGACAAGCGAGAGCAGGCATTTGATGCCGATGCATTGGTGGCCAATCCCAACGCCTTAATGGCCTTTGAGGGCTTGGCAGAGATCATGCGCGAGGCCGGTATGCGCAAAGTGAAGGCCGCCAGTGAATTCATCGATGATCTCTTACAGGCCAATGAGCCGGTGGTGGTCTTTGCGCACCACAAGGATGTGGTGGCCGCCTTGCAAGATGAACTGAAAGAACACAAGCCGGTCATTGTGGTGGGAGACACATCACGGGCCAGACGCGATGCGGCCATCGAGGCTTTCCAGACCGGCAAGACCCAATGCATCATCGGCAACATTGCCGCCATGTCTGAGGGTGTGGACCTCTCGGCTGCCGACACCATTGTCTTTGTCGAATGCACTTGGTCCACATCGGCACTGGAGCAGGCCAGTAGCAGGGTCGAGAACATCAACAAATCAGGCATCCCGCCCGTCATCTACATCCTGACCATCAGGGCATCCCTTGACCACAATGTGCTGGCCAAGGTCTTAAAGAAGCTCAATGTGGTCAACCAGATTATTTGAGGCCAGAAATGAAATCAGATATTCAGATCAGGATCGCAGAGAGCGAGCAAGACAAGCTGATTGCCGACCAGATAGTCGAGCAGCACCACAGCTATGTGGCCAGCTCAAAGACTGTGGGCCGATGCCTTAAATACATCATCAAGCACCAGAACAAAGACATCGGCACATTCTGGATTGGCAGTGGATTCAAGCCAACACCCAAGGCAATACTGAATTACTTTTCCATGTCTCAAAGCCAGTTTGACAAGATTTTTAACGAAGTCGCTGACAACAAAAGATTCTGTATGCGCGAGCAAATCCCCAATGCTGGCACTCAAATACTGAGCAGCATCAGGAAGCGCGCAAAGCTAGATTGGTTTGAGTATTACAACAACGACCTGAGAGCCATCATCACCACCATTGGCGGCAACAAGCCTGGCTCGGTTTATCTGGCCGACAACTGGACCAAGATCGGCGAGACATCAGGGCTGCCAGAAAACAGGGAATCAGTCTCAATGAAATGGAATGACGCCAACGAAATCAATGACCGGTTTGTCAAGCCAGATGGCGAGAACAAAAAGACAATCCTTATCACCAGCAACTTGCCACTGTCAAGACACCATAAACACCTAATTAGTCTCGGCCCAAAGCAAGCAACACTTATTTAACCAGGAGAAACCATGCAACATGAAACCCGTAAACACGCCCGACTCTCAGCATCCCGCACCGACAGATTCATGCAATGCCCAGGCAGCTACAGACTCGAATCCCTCATGCCCTACGAGCCAGCCGGTGAGGCTGCTGCCATCGGCACAGCAATCCATGAACTCTCTGAGATCATTCTGTCTGGCCATGCAATCCCTGCCAACACCGACAAGGACCACATTGCGATGGCCCAAAGCTATGCAGACTTTGTCAACAATCTGGTCGAGAATCCGCGCAAAAAGCTCATCGAAGTGAGCCTCGATGAAGGCCTCAAATCCCTGCACCCAGCGCTTGGCGGCACAGCCGATGCAGTCCTAGTCGATGGGGACCACCTCCATGTCGTGGACCTCAAGACTGGCCGTGTGGCCGTAGACGCTACAGACAACAAGCAGCTGCTTACCTATGCCCTTGGCGCCATGAGGCAATTCAAGGCGCCAGAGCGCATCACATGCACCATGCACATCTTCCAGCCCCGTGTCGGCCACAGCAAGTGGACAGTCACAGGCCAAGACCTGATCGAGCATGGCCAGCGCCTGAAGGCCGCAGCCGAGCTGGCGCTCACAAGCGATGCACCAACAAGCCCATCACCCGATGCCTGCCGGTACTGCCGCGCCAAGACCATCTGCCCATCCATGCGCGAAAAGGTCCAAGAGGCCGCCAGAAGCGATTTCAAACCCGACACCACTGTCACCCCTGAGATGCTGGACAACGCAGCTCTGGTGGCCGCATGGGCCGATGCAGTGCAGTCTGCCGCCAAAGATCAAATTGCCAACGGCCAAGCAATCACCGGCTGGACCATGCGAGCTGGCCGTAAGACCAAATTCTGGAAGGATGAGAAGCTGGTCATGGAGGCATTCAAAGACAACTTGAAAGTGTGGGAGCTGAAGTCCCCCAGCGCTGTCTTAAAACTCGGGGTCGAAGTTTCCGAAGACCTAGTCGGTGAGAAGGTGGCTGCGGCCAGTCTTGTCAGGGCCAAGGAATAGAATCCAAACCTCATGCCAAAAGAAAAGACCTGGCAGCGCGTAAACACTACCAGGTCAAAGTTCAACTCTCATGGCAACTAAATGAAACCCCAAACCAAAGGAATTTCAGTGTCAATCATAACTGAAACACCCCAAAACAATGTATTCCAGCAGTCCCAAAGTGTGGCCTGCAAGATAGGCGCAGTCGCCCCTGATGCTGTCTTTTGTACCTTTGCCCTGCAAGGCTCTAAAAAGATTCCATTTAAGCGAAGCGGCCAAGGTGTGGCACGGGACACAGACCCATCAGACCTCTACAGTGCCGAGGACATCTGGTCCATGGAAGATGCCCCACACGGCCAATACCTTGGCCTAGTCCAGCAGCGCCCCATCATCAGCCCATCAGGCGACTATCTGGTCTGCCTCGATGTGGATATGAAACACGCAAGTGGCCCGACCAATGTGGCCATCCAGCGCATGGCAAAGTATGTCAAGGCCAACAACATGCTGACCGAAGTGTCAGTCAGTGGCCGTGGCCGCCATGTCTTCTTGTGGGTCAAAGCTCCACCCACCAAAGACCTGATCCTCCCCAAGTACAAGCTGGGCGGCGGCCAAGAGCTTGAAGTATTTGGTCTACCAAACAGTGCAGGCAAGTCAGTGCTACTGAGTGGCAACGCTGTGGCTGGTGAATTCCAAGAGGCCGTAGACCTCTACGATTTGCTCCAAGATTGGGGGATCATCGAGCAGCACCAGCTCCAAGAGCCAAAGCCTGCCCCATCAGCGCCACCAAGCCAATCATTTGACTTCACACAATTAGGCTCAAGGCTTGAAGACAGCGATATTGATCGTGCCATCAAGGCTTTGCACCACATCAGCCCAGACTGCGACTATGACCAGTGGATCGAGATTGGCCAAGCGCTGCATACAGAATTTGGCGAAGCCGGCCTCGGCCCATGGATGACATGGTCCATGGCTGGCGCCAAGTTTGCCGGCACAAAGGACATTGAAGTCCACTGGAAGAGCTTTCACCAGGGCAAGGGTGTTGGCATCGGCACACTCTTCAAACACGCCAAAGACTGTGGCTGGGAGCCTCCAACAAAGCAGTCCGAGCGCAAGTCAGCGGTGGAAGACTTTGCAGCTGTGATCAGCCAAGCACAGGCGCCAGCTGCGCCAGTGGCCACCACAGAAGCACCATCACCCCAAGGCTGGCCAGAGCGCCAGCTATCGATTGGCGCCATCAAACCCATCCGCTACATGGTCAAAGGCTTTTGGGCGCACAGCTTCATGGTGCTAGCCGGTCAGCCTGGCATCGGCAAGACCACAGCAGTGATCTCTCTGTGCATGGTCATGGCAGGCATTAAGGCCAAGGACTGCGAACTCACAGCCACCAAAAAACGCAAAACAATCATAGTCACCGAAGACTCGGACCAAGTTGAAAGAACTCTTACCGGCTACGCACGGCATTATGGGATTAACTCTCAAACATTATCCCAATGGTTTGTCATTATCGATGCCAAGCGATCAAATGTGAAGGATTTACTTATGCTTGCACATAATGTAATAAATCACACGATTGATAATATCAGGCCATTATTGGTATTAGACACGGCCAATGCCACGATGGATATTGATAATGAGAATGACAATAGTGAAGTGGGTGCTTATATTGCAGCCTTAAAACAAACAATCTATATCCAGCTGGACACGCCAGTGTGCATCATCACACACACCAACAAGACCATCAGCAAGGCCGACTCAGATGCCACAGCCCGTGGAGCTTCTGCATTCACCGGTGATGCCACATTGACGGGTGTCCTGTTTGAAGACGAAACAAAAACAAGATACATGCGCCTGGTCAAGACAAGATACCAGCCCAATTTCAGGGAGATTAAATTCAACTCCGATGTCTTTGCAGACACTGTGCTGGATGAAGACGGGGACATCCAAGAGCAGATGGTGCTGCTTGTCGTGCCAGAAAAGTCATCAGAGGATGACCGCAGGCAAGCAGCCAATGATCGGCAGAACGATAAACGGCAGCAGCAAGTCCAAGACGCCGCAGATGCTGCCTGCAACTTTGTCCAGTCCATCATCAACGCGAAAGGCGCTGTCATCATGCGCAGAGGCTCTGGCCGGCCAGCTGTGCCAAAAGAACTCCAGCACATGCACCAGCTGGAATGGCAAGACATTTACCAGGCAGTGCCACAGGCCGACCAAAGCTACGCAAGACGGGCGGTCAGCAGCGCCATATTCCAGCGCTTCTGCATGGACCAAGCAAGCAGCGGATGGGTGCAAATAAAGTAAACCGGTAAACCGGTAGTAAACCGGTAGTAAACCGGTATACCGGTTTAGATAAAGGCAGGTCTGTTGGTATAAGTGGGGGTCCTTAGACCCACTTATCCACAGGCCAATCTGGTCAGTTTTGTGATGGTGAAAAGTAAAGCGGTAAAGCGGTAAATTTCCTTTGTCCATACCGGTTTACTTTTTACTGTTTTTGAGGAGAAATGATGGTCCAACAAGTTGAGCAGTTATCCACAAGTTATCCACAGGAGTGGGATGACAGGGTTTTTTGCCATGAGTGCAAGCATTGCAGCGCTGTACCGCAGCGCAAGTCCATGCCAGCAGAGCTGATGGAGAAGATCAGGAAAGTCAACGCAAAGCCACTCCAGTGGATGCTGAAAGAAGCAAAGATCAAGAACGGGTGGGCAACAGTCACATGGACCGAACACCAGTGCAGCCCAACTGGCTTTGCCGTATTTCCAAGAGATGTCAAGCACCGATGCCACATGTATCAGGCCAAGCCCTCGGCAGTAGAATCCGAGGAATGGTGGTTGACTTAAAACGCAAAAGAAAAAGCATTGAACACATTGACCAGGTCAAGGTGGTGCAGCACTTTCGTGCGTTCTATCCGGACATCATCATTGCAGCAATACCCAATGGAGGCGATAGAACGGCCTCAGAGCGCGTTAGGCTGCATAGTGAGGGGGTTTTAGCAGGGATGCCTGATTTGTGTGTCCTAGAGCCTAAAAACGGGTTTCATGCGCTGTTTGTGGAGATGAAGACCAAGGCCGGAGTGGTATCTGGCAAACAAAGTGCAGTAAATTTGCAGTTAAATGCAAAAGGTTATCGGGCAGTGGTCGCAAGATCAGCTGCCGAAGCAATCAAAACAATTGAGGAGTATCTGAATGGCAACACCGAAAAAGAGCGCAAAGACATTGAGTGAGTTGGCTGACAACATTGTCGAGCGCCAGCTCACTCAGCGTGACCAGGCTGCAATCGAGCGCAAAGAGATGTCTGGGATCAATAAGAAAATTCACGCCTTTGGCGGTGAGGCCATGGTGTTTGACCATATCTCACAGGGTAAGACAATCGATTCGGTGATTAGGTCTTTGGACATCAGCATCGGTGGTTTCTACAAATGGGTAGAAAAAGATGCGAAGAGGGGAGAGCTTCTCGCACGCGCACGCACGCGAGGCGGGAGAAGTTTAGCAGAGCAGACCCTCGAAATTGCAGACGCTGCCACGCCACAAGAGGCGCAAGTGGCCAAGCTGCGGGTCGATACAAGGCGCTGGCTGGCCTCTAAGCAGGCGCCAGACGAGTATGGTGACAAGCAGCAGCCATTGGTCAACATCGACCTGGGCAGCATGGCGCTCGATGCACTGCGCAAGCGCAGCATCGTATCGATAGACAATTCACAGTAAACGAATACCAAATGATTCAGCTACTTAACACAATGACCATTATGTTAAGTTGATTTTGAGATATCCACAGAAAAAGTAATGCTCTGGTGTTACTGATGAAGTTATGCACAGGAATCTGTGGATAGAAGTGGACAAAAGTCTGTGGACAACCCAGCGGCGGCGGTGGCCGGCTGGCGGTCGGTGGCGGCGACCCCCCCGTGGCCGGTCGCGGCGGGGGTGACTGTGGCGGCACTAAACACCTACAAAAAAAATTTTTTAAAAAATCTTTTGCACTAGTTGACATAAAACGCAAAAACCAAGCAAAATAGCTGCTCCACAAACAAAGGAGTAACGAATGAAAACGAAGCAGGCAACAGTGGTGATAAAGGGTCAGGAGTGGATAGTCTTAGACACTGATGAGGCTAAAGAGGCGAAGGTGTTTTGCAAGCTGATGAGCTTGGATGGCACAATTGTTTGGCACACATGGGTGGATATAAACCAGATCGTGGGGATAATATGAATACAGTAATGCTGGTAAAGGTGCGGCAGTTATTTAATGTGCAATATGTGCCGAGAAGTACAAACAGACATAATCAGAAACAATATATTAAGGCGATTCGATTATTAGGTGATAAGTGGTTAATTCACCAAAATAATAAGATTCAGAAAATCCAATGAATATGTTTAATTTATTTAATTGGTTTAAAAAGAAAGAGCCGCCACCACCGCAAGAAACTGGACCGAGCTGTGGTTTGGTTTCTAGGTTATGGATCAATGAATATGATTTTATTGACAGGAAGTGTCCACCCTGTCATCAGGATTGCAAACAAGGGCGGGAATGTCCCGCGAGGAAATGAAGAGTAATTTTGTGAACAACCATTTGAGGTTGAATGGAAACTGTCATGCGCATAAGTTGAGGCTGTGCAATAAGTGTGAAGAGATGAGGCCGCCGGAGGGTGGGGTGCAGATGAGTGCTGCCAGGTGGATTTGTGCAAGTTGTTGGACCAATCGGGAGACTGGTCGGAATCTGAAGCAGGCGAGGGATAGTAAATGACTGATTTGTTGACTGCGCTGCATCTGAGTGTGTTGCTGCTGGACCTAAAGATTCGGATGATGGAGGCAATTGATGGGGGACAGTTTGAGTTGGCGATGACATATCACTTGTTGATACTGGTTCGGACTGATGAACTTCAGGCACATAAGTGGGCGATGAGTCCTAAAGCATGGGCCATTTATGAGACGATCCATCCATGAGTAAAGAAAATGTGTTTGCTGTGTGGGTGCAGAGGTATCAGCCTGACCCTGTGCTGTTTGTGCAAGAGGTTTTGGGGGTTGACCCTGACCCGTGGCAAGTGAAGTTTTTGCAGGCGATAGCGAGAGGGGACCGCAAGATTAGTGTCAGGTCTGGCCACGGGGTGGGTAAATCCACTGCAAGCAGCTGGGCCATGCTCTGGTACTTTATGACCAGAAGTCCGGTCAAGGTGGTGGTGACTGCGCCGACAAGCAGTCAGCTTTATGACGCGATGTTTGCGGAGCTAAAGAGGTGGATCAATGCGATGCCACTGCCCTTGCAGGGGCTGCTGACAGTCAAGCAGGAAAGGATTGAATTCAATGCTGCGCCCACTGAGATGTTCATAAGTGCCAGGACAAGCAGGGCAGAGCAGCCAGAGGCTTTGCAGGGGATTCACAGTGAGAATGTGATGCTGGTGGCCGATGAGGCTTCTGGTGTGCCAGAGCAAGTGTTCGAGG